GATCTTGGGACTATTGGCCATGGGATGTTGAGCTGTTTAAGCCTAGGGTCGATCCGATTCCAAATCTCGTCAGGGCTGGGGCGCTGATTGCCGCGCGCGGGTGCCTGGTGGGCGCGGTGTGACCGGGAGCTGACCGGGAGCTAGAGGCAGGGCTTTGAGGTTGGCGTGGGGCAAGCAACGGAAAACAGACGCTGCGAGTGGGTTGAAGCGGCGCGAGGGGAACGACTGTGAGCCAGGGAACGGATCAATTGACAGGGCTGCGCAACGAACGCAAGCCCTGCCATTTCTGGGTGGACAACGAGGTTGCCGACTGCTATCAGCCCATCGTGGGCGCGGACGCGATCTGGGTCTATTGCCGGATTGCGCGCAACGCCCATGGCGCCTGGATTGTCTCGCCGAAGGTGCGCGGCGGCGATACCCGGATAAGCCTGCGCGAGATGGCCGAGTGGTGCGGCAAGAGCGTGGATACCGTCTCGCGCTGTCTCCAGGTACTCGAACACGTTGGCTTGTTGCAGGCAGTGCGCGGCGCGAAAGCGAAGGGCCGCTATGCGCTGGCAGACGTGAAAGACCTGGTTACGCGCGAAGGCGGTTTGTATGACCGCGAGACGGGAAGTTTTCAATTGCCTGCGAAGCGGACGGTGGAATTGAAGCTGCAGGTGCGTGAATTGCGGGCGAAGCTGGCGAGAAAGAGCGGATCTCGACTGGCGATTGTCGGGCGCGATGAGGCGTCTTCATCTGTCGCTCAGAGCGACAGATTGGGGAGGGATCTTTTTGCCGTCGCCAACGCCGGGAGCGACAGATGTGTCGCTCTGAGCGACACATCTGTCGCTCCCGGCGTACACGCTTCTATTACTACAAAAAGCAAGAAAGCAAAACAAACTACATCCCCCCTCCCCCCGCAAGCGGGGGCTGATGAATTTTCTCCCGAACAGCTTGCGCACCTGGGCACACTGAGCGGCGAGCCGCGCGGGGAGTTTGAAAGGTATTACCGCGAGCAGAACTGCCAAAAGGCGGAAGCCGCCGAGGAAGAACGTGCGAAAGCGAAACGGCTGGAGGAGCTGAAACGCATCCTGCCGGACGAACCGAGCGCGGTGCCCTGGGCGATGGCTGAATGCGGGTTTGCGATGGATGAGCGCAGGCGCGGTGTGCGCGGAGCAATCTGCGCGGTGCTTGGGCAGGAATGTGCGCGGGGGAGACCAGCGTGGGATGCGGCTCCGGCGATGGTCAAGGCATGGCGCGATTACAACGCGATTTTCGATCTGCTGGAGGTGCCCTATGGACCGGTAAAGTTTTTCAGGCTGGGAGTCTGGGCGCGGCGGAATAGCTGGCGGATCGATGAAAAGAAGTCGGCGGCACAGCACAGGGCGAGTGTGGGGAGACCGGCATGATGGCTCGAAAAAGAGGTGCACCGAGGATTTGGCGAAAGACGCCGTTCAGGTCGACACGTGTGAATCGGGAACGGCTGCCGATGATCGCGATCGCCGTACCGGGGACGGAGTTTGACGGGTGGATGAAGCGGATGTTTCTGGAAGCGAATCCGGGATTGGCGGAAGTGCTTCCGGAAGACGTTTATCGGAGCGAAATGGGAAACGGCTGGGAAAGTTGATTGTTCCACGTAACACGTTTTGTTCCGCGTGGAACAGAAAGGTTGAGGCGATGAAGTATCGGGAGAAATCGAATCTTTGCTCGAAGGGATGCGGGCGGGAACGCGCGAAGAATCAACGCTATTGCAAATCATGCCGCGCGGATGCCGAGCGGGCGCGCAGGCAGAATCGCAACCGCGAGTTTCTGGAGCTGGTGGCGTTCAGGGCGAAGCATGTGGCGGCGCAGATTGCGCAGTTCAACGCGGGAGCAGGAAAGGCAGCGCAATGAGGCGATTTGTTGTGATTGCAAGCGTTCGAAGGGGGCATTATGCCTTTTGAGCCGCTGGATGAAACGGGAAATGCGATGGCCTGGCTGCGCGCCGAAAGAGATGCGGAGCAGGATGCGGCGGTCTGCCGATACCGCGCGACTTCGGCTTTTCGCTTCGAGCGCGATCCGCTGCTGAATGCGAACGAGTGCGCGGAGCTGAGAAAACGGGTGGCGCGCTCGCCGGATTTGATTGACCGGCTTGTGAGGCTTGAAAGGGTGCGGGCATGAGCGCGCTCGGCAAGCTGATTGGCGTGGAATGCGCGGAGTGCCGGCGCAAAGGACATCGTTGCCAGGCGCAGATCTTTGCGCCGGTGGAGATTGCGGGTGAGGATGGCGCGGCGGCGCTGATCGATGAGCCGATGTGTCTGCGCTGCGCCAATGGCGAGCCGTGCTGCTATGTGACGGCGGAACGACGCGCGCCGATTGAGCGGATGGCGGAAGAGGTCGATCTGTTTGTTTTGCCGCCCATGTCAAGGGATGAGCGCCAAGCGGTGCGGGATGAGGCGACTGCTTTTGTTCGGGACCTGGACGCGCGGCGCGGGGAGATTCGCAAGTTGGTCCTGAAGGATGCCGAAACGATGACGGCCCGCGAGATCGCCGCGAAATATAACGTGTCGGTGAATTCGGTTTCCGGGTGGATGGGCCGGGCGGCTCAGACGCGTGCGCAACAGGCGCTGAGCGATGCCGCCGTGATTGTTGAAGAAAATCTCAGGCGCCGCAGGCGTGTCATCGGAGGAGAGGTTGTACACATTGCGCCGAAGGCTGTGATGGGCGCGGAAATGCTTCTCGACAAGAAGCCGCCGCACTATCGGCTTTTGAAGCGCCGTTGCGACGGGTGCGGGATATGGTTCGAAAAGGAAGTTCTTATTCTACATAGGCTTACATGTGTCTATAAAACCGCTTAGTAAAAGTGTGTTATGTTTATCTGCGGAACCACCATGTATCTTTTTGATCGTTCAAGGAGCGTCGCTTCATGCGATAGGCGCAAGCTTTAGAAAAGTGCTTTTGCATGTACTACGTCCGGGCAAGACCCGGTGACCGACGTGAGTGGTCAGTAATCGGGGTAGCCCGAAGACCGCCTAAATCCAGCACAACCTCCTTTCCCATCTCGGCAGAAATGCCGAGACCGGAGTTGTGCGGTTCAATCCCTCCCTCTTTTTCCTGTCTGCGCGCAATCTTATGGGCAAAGGTCCAAGGATTCGCACGTCTAACGAAGCTTACTGTCTGAACCTCTACTCGGCCGATATTGCGCTGGGCTGGCGCGTGATTCGCACGGTTCGTCAATGCCAGGGCGCGAAAAAGGTCCAGCTTGGCGAATGGCGCATGGTGCTGAACGAGCTCGGAGAGCATATCGGCTATCAGGTGCTTGCCAACTTCAGGACCGATCGCGATCTGCCGAGCGGGGCGAGTTCGACCTCGATCACGGTGACCGAAATCCTGCTGAATGCGCTCACGATCTTCAGGGATGGACGCTCGCGCACGAAGGGGCTGTCTGAAGAAAAGCGCATTACGCGCCATCGGCACATCGACGGCAAAGCGCTGCCGCCGGAAGATGCGGTGGAACGTGCGCAGGCAAAGGTGGCGGCGTGGCCCAGGCCGGCGTCTCATGTGATTCCGGGAGATCAGGATTCACCGATGGGCGATCGGGCAGTGCGGGTTTACCCGAAAACAAGCTGACAAGGAGGCAGGGCGAATGAACTGGGCCGCTGCTGCAGCGATCATCTCGGGGATCACGTTGCTGCTGGTTTTATTTGGCGGCGCGGTGCTTTGGGGGAAGTTGACGGAAAAGGTGGAGGGCCATGATCGGCGCCTCGACAGCCACAAGGCGGAAATCTTCGAAATCAACAATCGACTCATAGCGCATGACGTGGATATTGGCCGGCTCAAGGAATGGAAGGACGGATTCAACGCCGGTGTCGGCGTTCGCCAGCATGTGGAAATGGCCCAACAAGGGAGCTGAAAGGGAACTGACGATGTGGACTTTTGAGAGCTCGACCGGGAAATGGTTCGATCCTGGCGGAAACTATGTTTCGACCGGCTACAGCGGCCACGGCGCGGGATTGAATAATCCAGCGATGCAGAATGTGCCCGATGTTGGTCCGCTGCCTGCCGGAATCTACGACCAGAGCGATTGGTTTACAGACCCTGAAAAAGGTCCGCTGGTTTGCCGCCTGATTCCGCGCGATGGGACGAACACGTTTGGCCGTTCGGGATTTATGAATCACGGCGATAATGCGCGGCTCGATCGCAGCGCGTCGCTGGGCTGCGCGATTGCCGATCATTCGACGCGTCTGGCGAGATCGCAATCCGCGGATCAGGTGCTGCAATGCGTGGAAGTTTTCACACGCTGAGGTGAGTGGATGACGATTCAACAAAAGCTCGGTATCGCCGCTGTTGTGGCGCTTTTGGCGTTGATTGGTTTTGGCGCCTTTGAATGGCTGCAAGAGCATGATGCGCGCACTAAGGCCGAGGCGACCGCGGCCGGTCAGCAGAAGTCGATTGACCAAGCGCAAAGCGATGCTGTTCAAACGGCGGGGCAATTGAGGCAGACATTGGCAGTTCTGCAAGCGCAGGCCGCTCAACCGGCGACGCCGCGGCAGCTCGTGATCGACGCTTCGAAATTCGTTCCCAATTTGCCGCAACCGCTGACAGTTGTGCAGCCGCCGCCAACCGTGCAGACCGTCAACGGAAAACAGGAAAGTGTGCCGAGCGCCCCGGTTGTGCAGATTCCGCAAGTTGATTTTCAGGCGTTGCAGGGTTCGGCGATTCAGTGCCAGGAGAATTCCGCCAAACTCAGCGCTTGCACTTTGACGGCCGCCGATACCGCGACAGAGCTGAAAGCGACGACTGCGCAGCGCGATGTCTACAAGGCGGCGATGAATGGCGGCTCGTTTTGGAGCCGTTTGGGGCAAACCGGAAAATGCCTGCTGATGAGCGGCGGCGGAGCGGCAATTGGCGCGGCTACGGATAAAGCGCATCCCGGAACCGGCGCGGCGATCGGAGCGAGTGCCGGTACCGTCGGCTGCTCGCTTTGGAGGTGGTGATGGAATTCTGGAAAGGTGTTTTCTCCGACAATGGCTCGCCGTCGTTCTCGCGCGCAGGCACCGGCTTTGCGCTGGTGGCGGCCGTGGTGTGGGTGAGCTATCTGGTCTGGGTGCACAAATCGCTGCCGGATTTCAGCGGTCTCATCATGTTTATCGGCACACTGTATGCGCTGAATGTATCGAGCGCCGCGGTGGGAAGGTTCTCCGGTCAACCGAAACAATAGCGCGTCCGCGATCGCTGCGGCGAAGGAGTTGCGTTATGGAAATCGTATGGGGGTTTGGTGGTTTGGTCGTTGGCTTGACGTTGGGCGTTGTGTTTACGTCCGGGATCAAGGCTGAGATTGTGAAGCTGCGTACATCGCTCGAGACGAAGGCCGATGCTTTGGTCGCCGCGATCCTGAAGAAGATTTAACTTGCCCTTCGCCGCAAAGGTGCCTTGCAAAGGCTGCCATCGGCCGGTTGTGTCCGGTTGGTGTGAGGACTGCAGGAGCAAGGGTTTGGGTAGGGAGCAGCGGGCTACTTCAGCGCAGCGTGGGTACGGATCGCGATGGCAGAAGGCAAGCGCGGCATGGCTCAAGGCGCATTGGGAGGCGACAGATTGGTTTGGCGGCCATGAAGCGGGGCGCACTTATGTTGCTGCGGTTGTGGATCACATCATCCCGCACAAAGGAAACATGAAGCTGTTCTGGGATACGGACAACTGGCAGGGCCTGACGAAGCGAGATCACGACAGGAAGACAGCTCTTGAGAACAGCGGCGCTGGGCGCTGGATAAATGCAGGGACTGCCGACAAACCTGCGATGCGCTGGGAACGGATGGGGGTAGGGGGCCGGAATCCCTAGCGACCGTGGCCACTAGACCGTTTTGGAGACCCGCTCAGACGTCCACAAAATGAAACTTTTAGCCAAAATCCCAACCGATTTTCGGCTCTCCACGCATTGTCTTCTACGAGCGCCCGCAAACAGCCAGCAATTGCCATGGAGGGCCTTCAAGAGCCTAATCTGACCCGCGAAGGTGCCGAAAATGGCTGGCAGACCTCCCAAACCGACCGAGCTTTTACTGCTCACGGGCGCGGGCCGCAAGAATCCTGCTCGAATCAAGGCGCGCGCCGGCGAACCCGTACCGCCGGCACTGAAAATCACGCCGCCCGAGGAGTGGACAGATTTCCGGCCGCTCCAGGGCGACGTTTCCCGCCTCGTGGCCGACGGTAAAACGCTCAACGAGATCGCCGCCGCGCTCGATATCTCATGGGAAGAGGCGCGGGACCTGAAGGATCGCAACCAGGCCTACCTGAAGGCCAACAAACTCCTCGCCATCTGGCATGGGCGTCTCATCATGTGGCCCTGGACAACCTTCTCGGACACGGATGCGCTGGCCCACTATTGCGAACTGAAGCTCAAGCAGGATAGTGGCACGCTCTCCGGCGCCGAACTCACCGCGATCCGCAGCATCCGCTCCGAGCTGGGAGGCACCGGCAGCGGCCGTGCTCGTCTCGGCGTGCGCGCGGCCGGCGGCGGATCCGCTCCGAAGCAGAAGAGCGCCGATCCTCGCGCTCAGTACCTGGCCAGGAAGACTGGATGACTTAGCCGATGTCCCGACCCCGCTCCGTCGCCGAGCAGTACATCGCCGACGTAGTGAAGGGCCGCATCGCGGTTTCAAAAAACGTTCGCCTGCAGATCGATCGGCACTTGCGCGATCTCAAGGAGGGAAAATCCCGCGGCTTGTTCTTTGATCGCGCGGCAGCCCAACACGTTCTCGACTACTTTCCGCTCTTCTGCTGCGGCGTCGACGGCGACTACTACGAACAGCCCATCGTTCTCGATCCCGCCTGGCAGGCGCTCCTGTGGATACTTTATGGATGGAAGCGCAAGGACAAGAAAGGCCAAAAGCTTCGCCGCTTCAAGGTCGCCTACAGCGAGATGGGCGCCGGCAACCTCAAGTCTCTCGTTCTCTCCTGCCTCTGCCTTTACGAGCTCCACGCATTCGGCGAGCCAGGTGCGCAGGTTTACGCGGCCGCTACCGATCGCAAGACGTCGCGGCGCATCTTCGACACGGCCTCGACCATGGCCCAGGTCTCGGAGTATCTCCGCGACCGCCTCCTTATCGGCAAGGAGAACATTGCGGACCCGAGCACGCGCAGCAAGTTTGAACCCTGCGCCGCCGAGGATCAGAACCTCCAAGGGCTTCGGCCTTCATTTGTTTGCATCGATGAATTGCACGCCCACCCCAACGAGGGCGTCTGGAACGCTTTCTACACGCGGCTCGGCAAGTGCCGGCAGCCGCTCATGTTCGCCATCACCAACAGCGGCTCCGACCGCAACTCCGTATGCTACAAGCAGCGCGAGTACTCCGAAAAAGTTCTCCAGGGCATTGTCCCAGACGACACCTGGTTCGCTTGGATCTGCGGCATTGATGACGAGGGCCAAGGCGATTTCAATTGGGAGGACGAAAGCAACTGGGGTAAAGCGAATCCCTGCCTGGGCTCCGCGGTCCAGCTCGACGAACTTCGCCAGCAGGCGCTCAAAGCCAAGGAAGATCCGAGCTACCTGAATTGGTTTCTCCGCTTCCGCCTTTGTGTTTGGACGACAAGCTTTTCGCACTGGATGCCGATGGACAAGTGGGATCTCTGCGGCGCTGCGATCGACCGCGAGCTACTCGTCAACCGCCGCTGCTATGGCGGCCTCGATCTTTCCACCACAACAGACATCGCCGCCTTTCTGCTGCTCTTTGAACCGACTGACGAGGATCCGCTCTGGCGTGTCCTTCCGCACTTCTTTCTTCCCAAGGACAACATCCACTTTCGAGTGCGCCGCGACCGCGTTCCTTACGACGTTTGGGAGCGCCAGGGGCTCTTCGAACTCACCGAGGGCAACATCATCGACTACCGCTTCATCCGGGCCCGCATCAACGCGCTGCGCGAAGAATTCTCCATCGTCCAGATCGGCTTCGACCGCTGGAACTCAACCGAGATCGTTACACAGCTCGGCGAGGAAGACGGTTTCGAGATGCTCAAGGTAGGCCAGGGCATGGGATCCATGTTCGCGCCCACCAAGCGCCTTCTCGAGCTGGTGATGACGAACGAAATTGGGCACGCGATGAACGCCATCCTCCGCTGGATGGCCTCGAATGTCATCGTGCAGATGGATCCGGCCGGCAATATCAAGCCGGATAAAAAGAAATCGCGCGAAAAGATTGACGGCATCGTCGCGCTGCTCATGGCTTTGTTTTGCGCCATGGCTGCCGGCGGCGTTCCCTTCACGGACCCCGAGGTTGTCTCCGTATGACCGACGAACAGCAGTTAGCCGCCCGCCGCGCCAGGCGCTTCAAACTCGCGCTCGATCTGGGAGTACTCCTCGGCGTGGCTCTCTTTATTTTCGGGCTCTATCTCATCAAGCCTTACCTTGCCCCGCTGATCGGCGGCCTGCTCATCGCCGCCGGCTGCTACTTCGCCGGGTACGACCAGCTCCGCCGCTCGCGCGACTAAGCGCTTGTCCCTCCACTGTTCATCGCACACCGACCACCGTTTTCCGAAGGAAAACCATGGGCTTGATTGAAAGCATCTCTCGCGGCGCGCTTGGCCTTCGCGCCGATGTCAGCGGTACGCCCGCGCCCTGGGATGACTACTGGTACAACCCGCTTGGCTCGGCTTCGGCCTCGGGCATGCGCATCACCGAGCAATCGGCCAAGCGGATCGCCACTGTCCTCGCGTGTGTTGGCGTCATCGGCCGCAACCTCGGCATGATGCCTTGCAAGATTTATACCGAGGCGCCCGACGGATCCAAACGCCTGGTCGATCATCATCCGCTTTACGATGTGCTCTACTCGAGGCCCAACAATCAGCAGACCGCCTTCGAGTTCAAGCAGCAGATGCAGGGCCACCTTGAGCTGCGCGGCAATGCCTACGCTGAAATCAAAGACGGTCCCCGCGGCGCCGTCGATCAGCTCCTGCCGATGCATCCTGACCGGGTCCAGGTCGAGCGCATCAAGCCCTCGGGCAAGCTGCTTTACAAGTACAACGATCCGCTCACCAACAACACCCGCACTCTTGTGCAGGAAGAAGTCTTCCACCTCCGCAACTTTTCCGACGACGGCGCCGTCGGCCAGTCCACTATCGGCATGGCCTGCGACACCTTCGGCATCGCCCTGGCGCAGCAGGATTATTCGGCGCGCTTCCTTAAGAACGATGCGCGGCCGCCCTTTGTCTTTGAAGGCACCAACTTCAAAACCAAAGAGGACCGCCGCAAGTTTATCGAGAACTTCCAGGAGGAAAACACCGGAGGCAACCGCGGCAAGGCCAACGTTCTTCCGCTTGGCGTTTCGATCAAAGAGCTTGGCATCAAGCCCATCGATCAGCAGCTCCTCGATGCTCGCAAGTTTTCGCGCATTGAGATCTGCTCCATCTTCGGCGTGCCGCCGCATCTCATCGGTGAAACCGAGAAGACCGCGACCTACGCCAGCGTCGAGCAGTTCAACATCATGTATGCGGTCCACTGCATCCTGCCGCGCCTGGTGCTCTGGGAGCAGGCTATCCAGCGCGATCTGCTCACCTCGAGCAAGTACTTCGCCAAATTCAGCATGGCCGCTCTGCTCCGCGGCGATACGGCCAGCCGCTACGCGGCATACCACACCGCAATCGGCGACGGCTGGATGTGCCAGGACGAAGTCCGCGCCATGGAAGATATGAATCCCATCGCCGGCGGCATCGGCCGTCGCTACTGGCGTCCGGTCAACTGGGCGCCGCTCGATCAGACCGTCGTTCCGGCCTCGGTTCCCGAGCAAACGGCCGATACGACCTCGGACGATCCAAACTCAGGCGGGGACGGCACCGATATCGGCCAAGACACGGGGGCGAAGGCCGATCCAAAGCTCGTTTCCCTCCAACTTCAGGCGTTGGCCGCGTCCGTTGCCGATCGCTGCGTACGCAAGGAGGTTGCCGCGCTCCGCAAAATGGTTGATCGCGCCGCAGGCGATTACGAGGTCGAAGAATTCTATGCCGGGCATACGCAGTTCATCGCGCAGGCCTTCAATCTCGATCCCAAGGGCATTATGCCGGTTCGCCAGCTCATCTATGACCGCGCCGGCCAGGTGGAGCAGCTTCTCGCGGCAGGCGATCGCGGCGCGGCCTATGACTTCATTGATGCGCTCGCGGCCAAAGAACCTCTTCGGCTTGCAGCGCTGGCGACAGGAGCAACCCAATGAATCAAGTTGACCAGGTGCGCGCAATGCAGGAAATCAAAGTTCGCCCCGAAGATATGCAATTCCTCGAAACTCGGCATATGCAGCGCGCGGAGATTTGCCGCATCTTTGAGGTTTCACCTGAGCTTTTAACCCCGCTGGACGCGAAGAGCATTCACGCTTTCACTGAGGAGCATCCTGACTATCTTCTGCGCCGCAACAGCGGCGGCAACTGATCTCTAACCACTGATCTCTGATCTCTGTCACCGGAGGTGACCATGAGGACCTACAACCACATCCGCCGCGCGCTCGCCGGCAAGCTCTGGTTTATGCATGAGCAGAAGATGAATGAGATTCTCGCATTCCTCGAGCTCAAGTTGAACGGCGGCTCGGCCACTGCCGAGACCATGGCGGAGATCCGCGCCGCGCTCGAGGTTCGCAAGGCACGCGAAGCATCGCTGCTCGCCATCCGAGCGATGGACGACGAGGACTACGGCGAAGAGCGCCCGCGGGCCTCACGCACCCGCACCCATTCCACCGGCGCCTCCGGATCGGTGGCTGTGATTCCGATCTACGGTCTCATCATGCATCGCGGCAGTGGATTCGATATGTCGGGTCCCGGCGGCACATCGTGCGAGAGCCTGAGCCAGCAGATCCGGGCGGCCGTCGACGAGGCCAACGTCAAGGCTATCGTGCTTGACGTCGATTCGCCTGGCGGCGATGTGGATGGCGTGGAGGAGCTCGCTGCGGAGATCTACAACGCGCGCAAGCAGAAGAAGATTACCGCCGTCTCCAACTGTCTCTGTGCGTCGGCTGCTTACTATCTCGCCTGCCAGGCGACGGAGATGGTGGTCAGTCCTTCTTCGCTCACCGGCTCCATCGGCGTCTACACCATGCACGAGGACGATTCCAAATACCTCGACGATCTCGGCATCAAGCTCACGCTGATCAAGTTCGGGGAGAACAAGGCCGAGGGCAACAACTTCGAGCCGCTCAGCGATTCCGCCCAGGCTCATCTGCAGGAGATGGTGAACACTTTCGGAGGCATGTTTGAGAAGGCGGTTGCGCGTGGCCGCGGCATCAAGCAGGACGAGGTGCATAACAAATTCGGCCAGGGCCGTGTCTTCGATGCCAAGCAGGCGGTGAAGCTGGGTATGGCTGACCGCGTGGCCACGCTGGATCAGGTCCTGCAGGGTTACGGCGTTGCGCGCTCCGCACCCGCGTCGAGTCTAGAGGATCCTCATGGCATTCGCGCATTTATGGAATTCGCTGCGAGGGATGAGTCGAAGCTCATCGTTTCCATGGGCGCGGAAAAGCAAAGCTTCATCGGCCGCATGACCGCCGCGGCGGAAGACGGGGACGGCAACGCGACGCTGCTCTTCTCCGCTACAAAGGCGACCAAGAAAAAGAAGAGCGACGACTCCGGCGTCGATCCCAGCAACGACGACGAATACGCCGACGTCGACGACGGCGACGATCCGGACGACAACGCCTGCGCCTGCGCATGCGGCCAATGCAAGGCCGGCAACTGCGAGCTTTGCAGTTGTGAAAACTGCGCGTGTGACGGCTGCGCCTGCGAGGGAGCAACCAAGGCCCGCAAGAAAGCCAAATCGGCAATCGAGCGACGGCGTCTCGAGATGGAAGCGGTCTAGGCTGTTTGCTAATCCCTGGTCCCTAATCCCCAGTCCCTAATCTCCGCTTTTAATATTCTCCAGCCCCGATCCCTCGCCGGTCTCGGGGCCCGGAGACTGGGCCGCGCGGTTACATCGGTGTGACAGCGCGGCCTTCAGACTTTCACTTCGCGGCGTTAAAATTCCGCCGTATTTACGGTTGCCGATGGCGGTGCACCCACCGGTGCTAAGCCACGCCGCGAAACAGTTTCGCAATCCAGACAGCTCCGCTTCAGCGGGGCTTTTGCTTTGCCCACAAGTTTTCTGAGCCCGATGGCTCAACGCAACGCGCTTCAACCCGGCCCGATGGCCGGCAGCCGCGGCGCTATCCATCCACCGCGATCTCCGGCCAGGCCGATCCCTGACCCCCGATCTCCAACAACCGTTTTTCCGGAGGAAAAACCCATGATCGATATCAAAGCACTGCGGCAGCAGAAGGCGGACCTTCTCGCAAAAAACCGTGCGCTGCTCAACCAGGAAGCCGCCAACCGCGACCTCACTGAAGCCGAATCGGCGGAGTTTGAGGCCAACAAGACCGCGATGCTCTCGCTCAACAGCCGCATCTCGCGCGCCGAAGAGCAGATGGATGCCGAGCGCAACGCTCCCGCCTCCGCCCGCTTCCAGGTCGGCCATAACAACGCCGAAGACAAGCCCTGGCGCAACCTCGGCGAGCAGCTCTCCGCTCTTGCCAAGACCACCATCAACGAGCGCCACGGCAATCCTCATCTCGCCGATGTCCGCATCCAGAAGGCGCGCAGCCTGCAGGCCGCTCTCGGCACCTCTGAGACCGTTCCTTCCGACGGCGGCTTCCTGGTTGAGCCCGAGTACTCGAGCGAGCTCCTTCGGCGCATCTACGAAACCGGCGAAGTGGCCAAGCGCTGCAAAAAGCGCCCGATGAAGTCGGCGCAGCTCACCATCCCGACCGTCGACGAAACCAGCCGGCAGGACGGATCCCGGTGGGGCGGCATCCTCTCCTACTGGCTCGCCGAGGCGCAGCTCTACACGGGCACCAAGCCCAAGTTCGGGCAGGCCAAGCTGGTAGCCAATAAGCTCATCGCGCTCATCTATGCCACCAACGAGCTGTTGGAAGATACCGAAATGTTGACCAGCATGGTCGATGATGTGGTTCCGCAGGAAATCTCGTTCAAGCTCGACACCGCCATTATCAGCGGCAGCGGCGCCGGGCAGCCTCTGGGCGTGCTCACCGCGCCGTCCACGGTCACCGTGCCGTACGCCAGCGGTGAGGGAACCTCGGGAACCGGCCCCTCCACCACGGACATCCTGGGCATGTACTCGCGGCTCTTCGCGCCTTACCGCAAGAAGGCCGTCTGGTTCATCAACCAGTCCATCGAGCCCAGCCTCTATCCGTTGACCCTCGGCTCGCCGTCGCTGGGCCAGTACCTCATCTATACACCGCCCGGCGTCAACGGCAACAACAACCCCTATGGCCTGCTCTTCGGCCTGCCGGTCATCCCGATCGAGCAGACGTCGTCTGTCGGCGTCGCCGGAGACATCATCCTGTTCGGGCCTGACGGTTACCTGCTCGCCGAGCGCAAGGAAGTCATTGCGGACTCGTCCATGCATGTCGCCTTCCTGACCGACGAGATGGCCTTCCGCTGGACTTATCGCGCGGACGGACAGCCCTGGTGGAAGACTCCGCTCACGCCCTACTACCCGGCGGGTGGAACCGCGCCGCCGACGCTGTCTTCGACGGTCATCCTCCAGACCCGGTAGTGCGCCGCGCGCAGTGAGTAAGTGAAAAAGTGAAGCGGTGAAACAGAAGCCCCTTCACCCATCCACCTATTCACTCGTTCACTCCTTCACTTTTTCACCGATTTTCTATAAAGGAGAAAATCCCATGAGCGCAAAAGGTTTTGTAGTCGCGCAGGACGGGCACGTCGCCAACCTCATCTCTCCGGTGAGCGCGGGCGCCGCTGAAACCGCCCGGCGTTTCAATATGGCGAACTGGCATCACGCCTCCATCCTGCTCCAGTTCGGCGCTGCAGGCGGTCCCATCGGGGCCATCACCGTCAGCGTCTACAACGCAGAGACCGGCGGCTCCGGAGTCGCCATCCCCTATGCCCTGTTTAAGCAGGAGGCCGCTTCCGCGCCCTTCGATGTCTGGGCCGGCAACACCGCAACCAACAGCGGCCGCTTTCCGCAGACCGCGACCGGGTATACGCCGGCCGCCGATGTGGCCAACGCGATGTACGCCATCGAGATTGACGCCGCCGAGGTGTTGGCGGCGGCAAACGGCACCTACATCGAGCTCGATATCGCCGTCGGCTCACTCGGCACCACGCCGCAGTTGCTGAGCGCCCTGGCGGTTCTGTCCGCCGGCCGTTACACCTCCGATGAGTCGGCCAGCGCGCAAGTCTAACGCTTGGTTCTGCCGGAACCATAACCCGGATGTCAGCGGTCAGGCCAACAATCCTGGCCGCTGGCAACCGATTCGCATTTACCGATCCCCGCTCCGAAGGAGCCCCCATGTTTATCAAAGTTCTCGACGGCCGCTTTGCCGGCCAGGTCCGCGACATCGAAAACGGCGCCGCTCTCGCACTTTTGAAAGAGGGCCGGGCCGAAAAGGCATTCACCGAGCCGTTGACGGCAGCTTCCGAGCCGCGCGCCAAAGGCCGCCAGCCCTGGGAGATCGTACTCCCTGCCGGTAGCCGCGGCGCAAAGAAATCCGCCGTAAGCTGAGTTTTTGCCTTTAGTCCCTGGTCTCTGGTCCTTGGTCCCGAGTCCCTTAGTCCCTTAGTCCCTAATCCCCATTTCCCCGAATCTTCGCGGAGCGAAAATGAGCATCGCCCTCATCGCAGGCCCGATCGCCGAACCGATCACGCTGAGCGATCTGAAGCTGCAGCTTGGCTTCGGTCCCATGCAGGATTCGGACCGCGCCGCCGCGCAGATCCTCGATCAGAAGCTGCGCGGGTTCATCGTCGCCGCACGGCAGGACTGCGAGAACTGGTGCAATCGCGCCTTCCTAACGCAGACGTGGATTCTGCGCCGCGACTCGTTTCCGGGGCACAACTACCGCTATGAGTGGAACAGCTATCCGCAGATCGAGCTTTCCAAGCCGCCTTTTCAGTCTGTCGTTTCGTTCAAGTACATCGATGTCAGCGGCACGCCGCAGACGCTCACCCAGGACACCACCTACGGCACCAACCCGTTGAATCCGGAGTACGGGTATCAGCTCGAACGCGGCAGTGAAACCCAGTCGGCGCGTCTGTTGCCTCCGTTCGCGCGTCCCTGGCCGCCCACACGGATGGTGCCCGCGAATGTCATCGTCCAATTCCGCTGCGGCTACGGCGGCCCGATTGTCTGCTCCATGACTGAGGATTCGCCGCTTCTAACCGTCACCGGCGGCGCGCCCACAAGCTTCAATTTCGACGATGCGCCGCTGCTTCCCGGCGAGACAGGCCTGCCCATCTGGATACCCGGCGCGGGTCCGGCCTCCGGATACACCGTCAGCCCCGTCACCGGGCTTCCGGTTCAGGCCGCGCTCAACACCAACATCGCGTCCGTCAATCCAGCGAACGGTGTGGCCACGCTTGCCGCCAACGCCGCGGCCACGGTCACTAATGTGACAGGCTGGGCCGGGTCGCCGGTACCGGCGGTCATTACCACCGCCATCAAGATGCTCGCCGAGTTCTATTACGAGACCGGCGGCAAGCAGGACGAGGAATTGCCCCGCGTGGTCACCTCGCTCCTCGAACCGTATCGAAACTTCGTGAGCTGATCCCGGGCTTTTAACTGGTCCCTATTCCCTTAGTCCCTTAGTCCCTAGTCCGTAGCCGTTAGTCCCTGGTCCCTTAGTCCCTAGTCCCTGTTTTCCAAGGAAAACTCATGGCCGCTCAAGACCTCACGACGCTCGCAAATCTCAAGCTGTGGCTGCCAATCACGTCGACCAACACCAATGACGACGCGAGCATCTCGCGCCTCATCACCGCCGTGAGTCAGGACTTTCAGCGCGCCACCAGGCGTCCCGATCTGCTGATGGCGGAATATACCGAAGTGCACCAGGGAGACGGCAGCACGCGCATGATCGCGTTTCACTGGCCCATCGTTACCATTTCCGGAGTCATTAATGTTGGCCCGTCCGGAAACCAGTTTGCCATCAATGCTTCGGAAGACAAGATCGCCAACGGCTGGTACATCGATGAGGACATCGATCCGGAACGCAACTTCGAGATCTACCTCAATGGATATGTCTTTGCGGATGGTCTTCCGGTGAGCTTTGGTTATACCGCCGGCTATGTCCAGCCAGGCCAGACGGTAGAGAGCGGCCAGATCGCGCTGCCCGGAGACATCGAGCAGGCGGTCATCGACTGGTGCACCTTCCGCTACAAGCAGCGGCCCAACGTCAGCGCCACACAGCGCCGTTCCACTGAGGGGGAGTCAACCGAGTCGCCGATCCTCGACGCGCCGCCCAACGTCCTCCAGGTCATTGAGCGCTACAAGCGCTGCTTCCCATCTATCGACCGCCGCGCCGATGAACGCGAGGAGCGGATGCAGCGCAGCGCGCCCAAGCCTGGGAAGAAGGGGCGCTAAGGGTTTCTATTCCCTGGTCCCTGTTCCCTAGTCCCTGTTTCACGAGAAAGAGAGGTCCACATGAAAAAGCTGACTGTGCTCCTGGCCGTCGCTGCAATCTGCGTTTCCGCGGCAGGCCTGCGCGCGCAGGTAGGCGCCTGCTCCGCCAACTTCACGCCGCAGTGCAAGGATACGCAGACCATCGCAACCAGCGGCTCAACCGCAACCATTCGCTCAAACGGCGGCCTGGCGGCCGTCTTTGAAGAAGTGATCACCGGATCTCCGGCCACGGTCTCGATCGTGATTCAGGGATGCGGCGACGCCGGCACCTGCACCACGCTCGACACCTACACCACGGTCGCCAACACGGTGCGCACGCCCGTCCTCACCGCGCCGTATGCCTACTATCTTGTCACAGCGACGTGGACCGGCGGCACAA